CTGTACCCCCTCCACCATCTCCGCCAGTGTCATTATCACCTGTTAACTTGAAGCCGTATAAAGTATCCTCATCAATACCGTTACCTCTAAATGTACAAGTTTCGATAGTTGAATGTCGAGCATTACTTAATAAGACACCATTTGTCCAGTAACCAGAGGAGGTTTTAGTAAATGCACAGTTTTGTATAACTACACTAGCTTCTACCTTACCTGAGTAATGAGTATAATCTGCAGAAATAGGTCCACCAGTCAATGCAGCATTAGCCTCAAATCTAAGATCTTTTACAACTAAAGCTTTACTAGCTTCACTTGAATTAGTATCAGTAAATACTAGACCACTTGTACCACCAGACCATTGAAGAATAGACATTTCATGTCCATCACCAAATAAGGTAAGGTTTCTATTAGTAGAAGTTAATGTACTACCAATTTTATAAGTACCTTGTGGTACATAAATAGCAACATGAGCATTCATGGCATTCTGAAATGCCGTAGCATCATCAGTAGAACCATTACCTACAGCACCAAAATCTTTAACACTTACAATATCTTTTAGTTTTGCATCAACAAGTCTATTAGCCGTAGCTCCAGTACCTGTTGCTGTGTAAGCAAGTTTAGTAGCTGCAATAGCTGCTGCACTATTTACGTTAGCGTTATCAATAACATCATTATCAATAGTCCATTGAGCAGCTGAGTTGCTAACTGTAATATCACCTTTATCTCCATCTGCTAAACCACTACTACCTGTAGCATCAGCAGCCCATTCAGGAGCCGTAGCACCTGAGTTCATTTTTAGAACTTGGCTTGCATTACCTTTAGCTAGACGGGTATAATCAGAACCATTGTAGTACATTATATCACCCTGAGCATCAGAGCCTAGAGCAATCTTTGTACCATTAACCGCATTATCAGCAAGCATATCTGCGCTGATTTGTACTTCACCTATTGTTCCAGCACTAGCTGCACCAAGAACACGATTAGCAGTTGTGGTATCCTGCATCTTATCATAGGTAACTGCATCGCTATCAATAGTCCACTGATCAGTATTAGAACCTACTGTAATATCACCCTTATCTCCAGCAGTTAAACCAGACCCTGAGGCAGTAGAAGCTAGTACACCATCAGTAATAGTGAGGTTAGCACCAACTTTAACACCACCTAATTGTGTCGTAGTAGCTGCAGGAAGTACATAAGAGCTACTATTTGATCCAGAATCAAGTGGGGGAGAGGCTTCTACCCACTGTGCTGCGTCTGAATCTGTGTAATAAAGATAAGTTCTACCAGTATCGCAATCAAACCAACGCTCTCCATCCTCAGGATTGGAAGGAGGTTCTGATCCAACATATTGAATACCAGATACTTTACTATCTACATACGCTTTATTTGCACCATCATCGTCTACTAAAGGTGTACCTAAATTATTGACCAAATGGCCATTCATATTTAGATTACCTTCAAAAGTAGGATTCATTATATCACTACCAATCAAACGTTCCTGTAATGCATACAGTGTTTGTGTTTGGTTATTATTTAAATCCTCTGCTCTAATAGAGCTACCTGGATTATAGTCAGCTTTCGGATCACATAGATCAGTCTTCCGTAGAATAATGATGTTCTCGAATTCCGAAGATGGTGGAGCAGCTGGTATATTACCAGATGTAAATGTTATCTGTGAATTAGTACTGTTATGTGTGTAATGAGTATCAACTGTTTTTAAGTCATAGACTTTAGTGCTATCATTCCATACATAGACAAATACGTCATCTGCTTCATATTTAGGAAAGGAATAGGTATAAAGAGCTTGTGAGCCATTCCCATCAAACCTTTCTATTGGATCGTGGCATGTGCCAGGAATTGTTTCAATTGCCATAATTATCTAGCGGGATGTAATGGGAGTTCTTGATTGGTGGTTTTATAGAGTTTAGCGTTTTGTTTAGTTTGTTTTTCGAGTTTAGTTTGAATTAATGCTTGAGCTTCTGGTAATTGACGTACTTTTAGCCATGCCATTTCTCGTCTTAATTTAAAACCTTGTCTAATTGCACGGTTATGGTAATAGCTTTTCATAGGATCTATATCATAATTACCATTACTACGATCCTCATTCATCTCCTTGATAGAAGCTATAATTCTCGGCTCCTTTGCTAAACGATTTAACCATTGCTCTGGGTTCTCACCATGAATTTTAGTAAGACCTATTTCTCTACCAAACTCAGATCTTAAATAAGAATTATCTTTTAAAGATACATTATCTGGTTTACCAGAGTTCCAGGTAGAAGTTCTTAAATCATAGTTACTACGCCATAATAACTTTTGCCCTGCACTTGCACCAGGTTCAATAGCTACAAAACTACCAGCTCTGAAAATACGACCTAAAACATTAGTGTCTTTAAACTTCTCACCATTAAGCATATTATATTTTAATGGTAAAGGTGTGTTACCTGTTAAAGGTGAAAGGAATTCAGTTATTAAGTTATCTTTTCTTATACTTTGTATAGGTCCAGACTCCATAATACCTTTATCATTCCATATACTTGAATTAATTTCACGATAAGAATCAGTTAAGGATTGACCAGCGAATCTTCTCCAGCCACCAAATGGTACAAAATGAGCTATATTAGAAGTTAATCTACTTACACTACCTGGTTTACCTCTAATTACATCAACTAGATCACCAACAGCAGATAAGAAACTTTCATCTGTAGCAGCTTCAGAAAACGCTGTTGCTATTGCAAATGCTTGTAACTTATCTTCAGCCCACTCTTCACCCATAATATGCATATTAGCTCCAACATCAGCTACACCCTTAAAGAGTAAATCAAATGGTTCAAATAAATCTAATGATACACGCTTACCACCTATCTCAATAGTATTAGGCTCTCCACCTGTGTCTCTAAACACGTTACGCATTCCTTGTACATTAGCTCCATTGCCCCATAAACCACCTCCTAGAAACTTCTGAACGGCTACATAAGTTAAACCAAAGCCAACAGCTTGTTGTGCAATTTGTCTACCTTTCATTCGTTCAAGATCCCATGCAGATTCTATACCATACTTTCTAACATTATTTAAATCACCTGGTTTAGCGAAAAATATATCTCTTTGCTTTTTAAGCAGTCCAGCAACAATAGGCAGTTTGCCAGTCTTAACTCTTAAGCCATTAATACCAGATCTAATAAATCTAAAGTATGGTTTTATAAGAGGCATCTGTTCTATCATAGCTGAGAATGCTTTAGAAGCTCCCTCTAATTCAGTACGATATGTGATTTCATTAAACTCAGCTTTAGTGAAAGCTTCTCGTGAAAGATCAATGTCACCAAATTCATTATAGTATTTCTGTTCATATAATTGACCTGCTGCATCTAGTAATGCAGGAGTTATTTCACTGATATCACCTTTCTCTTGAGCTAATAAAGCATCACGCATAGCAATCTCTTTAACACGTTTATGTCTTACTAATTCTTCAAAAGTTTTATCACCAGCATCCATACCTCTACTAATAGCAGAAGCTGCTCTACCCAGTTTAGTCTCACCGTTAAGGTTATGACCAATTTTCCACATATGGTATACAATTTGATCAGATTCACTTCCTTCAAATTCTAACCATTGTTCATATGCAACATCATCTAAATGTCTTCTTCCGTATGCAGTGAAACGGTTATCAATAATAGCATTAGGTCTAAAAGCTTCACCTAAATTACCTTTAAATATTTTAAAAGCATCAGGTATGAAATCAATCATAGACATAAGAGATGCAAACTGTGCTTTGAATTGTTTAGAATCTCTAGTGATAGGATACCTTAAAGCAGCTCCTAATACATCATTAAACTGGTTAAGATAAGCATTGAAGCCTGTACCCCAGATAGCCCTCTGTAAAGTCTTAGGACCAAAGAAACTATTGATGTGTATTTGATCTAATTCATCCTTCAATGCACCTTGCTTATTAGCTCCTGGTAGCATCTGACCACCTGTCATCTTCTGTCTCATCCAGTTATTAAAGTCAGATATCTTACCTGATCTATGAGATGTACCAAGGAACGTAAGTACTTGCTCTATCAGTTCTTCTGGAGCTTCCCTATCAAGGAAATTCATAAGAAGATCAACACCTTCTAAATTCTCTTTATGTATACCTTCTATAAATTTATCAGCATTTTTTATATTACTTCTTGCTGCTATACGATTATAACCAATGAGATCAAAACCTGCTACTAACCTATCTGCAAGATTTTTCATAGGCCCATCTGCAGCAAATATATTACCTCCCATTTTGTGAACTTCTTTAGCAACTATAGCAAAATCTCTAGTTATCTTACTTGTACTATTTACTATTAATTCATGATTTATTATATCATTTACAGTAAGGCCTGTACGTTTTAAGAAAGCGTCCCAATCTGCTTTAGGGTTTTTAAAATTTAAACCTGCAAGCTCTGCATATCTATCAAAGGACTGTTTGAATATTGTATAAGTTGATTTACCTGCTTTCTTACCGTTAGATACAAGATCTTTAAAACGTTTATCATTAATTAGTTTATTTTGAATACGTTTAAATAAACCTTTATTAATACCATTTGTCGCTAAATCTTCTGCTTCTAATATAGTAAAAATAGCATCCACTGATCCAAGTGAATCCTCTTTATCCATCTTATTAAGATTGTTAAGATTATCAAATGGAGTCGATCTTGAGATGGCTGTACCTTGCCATGGATTTACTTTTGTTTTATCAGATGCACCACGAACTCCCATGTAAGGAGAAGGTGGTAAGTTATCCATATCAATAACTTCACCGCCTAATTGACGTTGTTCTAAATCAGAAATAGTCCTAAGGAATTCATCTTTCTCACTGAACTCAGCATTAGCTTTATCTTTAACTTGGTTATATCTATCTTCTAATTTCTGTAAAGCACTGTCTTTAACTTTTCCTTTTAATTTAGCTCTCTTTATCTTGCTAAGGCCTTGACCTAGTAACTCCCAAGTACCACCTAGAAGTGCTTCAGCCCATAAACCTTCAGCTATATTCTTAAACCAAATTGATGTTGCTGAATCTGAATCCTCAGTTGCTAGACTACCTACAACTTTTTCCATTGCAGGCCATCTATCAATTAGCATACGTGAGGCATTCTGTTCATGCGAGTTTATTGATACCGCATCTTGACCTATACCAATAATACTACCTTGTGCGAAACCTGTAAGAGCTTTACTTGCAATGGTTTTTCCTCCACCTATAGTAGGTAAGGCAAAAGGAGACGCTGCTATTGCACCAGCAATGGTAATACCTAAGCTACCATAATGAGCAATAGATTCTGCAAATGGCCCCCATTCACTATTATAAATTATAGGTTCTACATTAAATTGTTTTGAAAAACTCCAATCAGGTTCATAATCATCCCCTTGTCTGTCTATCTCACCTGATGCCAGATCAACCATACGTTCAGGGAAAGACGTAATAGAATCTAGTGTTTTAAGTACACCACCAGCTAAAGCTTTAGCTCCTTCTTCTTCAACTTCACTTGGTTGAAAGTCTGGTGAGAATACACTGTCTGGTCCTTTTGGTGTTTGAAAAGCTGCACGCCCTTCACCTCTACCTGATACAGGACGGTTATCTACTACAGGAGTAGTGGTTTCTTCAACCGGTACTTCAGTTGTTTCTACAGTAGGATCAGGTTGTGCATCTAGTAATTCTAAGAATTTAGATTGGTATTCTGCATTACTCATTCCTGCAGCTTCTACTGAGTCTCTAAACTCTGTTATTTTGTCAGCCATTTTTACCTTCTCCTAAATGTAGTTTAGCAAAATCAATATCTGCTCTCGCTGCATGCCACGATGCTAAACTTGGATACAAATCTAGATTTTTTAAAGTCGACCAAAGAAAAGCATAAAGGTCTTTATCTTTAGCTATTTTCTTACTTAATTCTATAGTTGGATCTTTGACTGTTTTCTCTTCTTTAGTACTAAAGCTTTCAAATAGTCGCGTAGCGAATTCTCGTTTAGTTGCTGTACCTCCTGACCTTCGATAAGTCCTCCAAGTTTGGTTTAAAAATAAATTTGAAGGACGTCTACCATTAAGATAATTACCTATACCCTTTTTATCATCTTTAGTTAATATATCTAAAGCACTAAAGTCTACATCTGGCATAGGTTTAGACCAGTCTAAATTGTCATCTGTTAGAATTGGCTTAATTGCTTCTATAGCTCTAATCCTTTTATATACTGGTGAAGTCTTATCACCAAAGTTGTGTTGAGATAACTGATAGTAATAATTCTTTTTCAATGAATCTGGACCTTTATGTGTACCTAAGTTAGTTTTTAGTATATTCATAGCATAGGCATGAGCTGCTTGTGGGTCTTCAAGTTCTCTCATACCATCAGCAAAATGACCTTCATAATCAGCTTCCATATTTAATGCTGTTGTGAATGCAACATTCCCTAGAAGTTTGCTATCTGCACCAACTGAAGCCCCAGCATCTGTAACAAGACCTTTTATTGCCTCAACTCTATTCTTATAATGAATAGATTTTTTACCATTATAAAGATCTTTTGTTCGTTGAAGTAATGGTTCTAATGCTTTTTGAGCTTTAGGATGTAAATCATCAAACTCAGCTTGAGTGATAGATCCTCGGTCTGTGTAAGTTTCAATCTGTTCGTTTGGATTTGCTTGCTTATTCCGCTTATACTTTCTTATCCAAGGTGCTACACCTTTAGCATAAGAAAACTTATTATATTTCTCTTGACTCTCTTTAATAATATTTTCTATCTTTTCCTCACTATCAGCATTCCTAACAGCTTCATTAAAGTCATTTGCTAAACCTCTTTCTTCTGTTTTAAACATATCATAATCTTGATCTCCCTGTTTTTTAGCTTCCTCAGCTGCAAATTCTCTTAGACTAAGAATACGTTCTTTACCAAATTTATGGTTTACACCTCCAACTGTATAACCATTTTCAGCCATATCATCTATTAAATTCTCAGCTAGAGTTGGTTTAACCTTTGCTAAATCCTTAACATAATTAGTAAGCCAATCTTGACTATCACCATAACTAAAAGGTTTTCCTTTATCATTAGTCCAAGTTTGAGTAGAGTTTATAATAAAACCTAAATCATCTGCATCTAATTTACCAGAATTCTGATCTATGAAATTTTTAATTCTTTTTCTAGAATCAAATTCAGCCTCTTCGTTTTTACGCTTAAGGAATGCATTTTGTACACCTGCATGTACTTTACCTACATTATCATAATAATCTATAGATCTAAGAAACTCTTTTTTATAGTTATTATTTTTTAAATACTTAGAACTAAGCCATTTTACAGCAATAGCATGATCCTCTTTACTTAAAGCAGATCCGGCTGTTATATCTATAATACTTCCATCAGGTTTTCTAAGTAATAATCCTTGAGAAGGCTGTCCATTAGGCCCTAGTTTAGGGGTCATTTCTCTTTGAATATAACCTGGTAGACCTTGTATTAGTTGATTTGATTCTTGAGTTGCTGCTAACTGACGATCTACTAAAGTTGTATTCTCAATATTACGTCCTACTTCTTGTGGTATACCTTTTTGAATAGCAGCTGCTGCAACCTCTTGAGCTTTATAAACGGCTTTTAAGCCATCCTTCATCGAGTCTTTAAAGTGTTCATCTAAATCTTTTTGACCTGCAACCTCTATACCATCGATACCCTCGTATAAAGCTTTCTCCTTAGCTGTATCTAATTGTCTTTCTTTATGAGCTTTAGCAAGCTCCACTCCGGTTTCCCATAGTTTATCAGAAAAAGGAGCTAGTTGTTCTTGCCAAGATTTTGAACCTTGACCTTGCTCAGCGTTTAAGTTCCTTCTAAAAGCAGCATCAGCTATATCCCATGTATAGCGTTGTTCAGCTTGAGCGCGACGAGCAATGGATTCATAAGTCATGATTTAGCCCCCCAGTTATAATTATCAAGCCAAAAAGCATCTTTAGATGGATCCATGTTAAAAGTTCCTGCTAAGTCAGGGAACATTGTAGTAGGTGTAGTAGTTTCTGGTAGTAACGGTAGATTTTTCCAAGGATTAAATTCTTTACCAGTATTGGTTGCTATTTGTAGAAGATTCCGCTTTGGTGCTACATAAGATATATCAATTGATGAGCCATAGTCACCATAAGTACCAGTACCTCCAGTACCTCCAGTACCTCCAGTATCTCCAGTACCACCACCAGGTTTTAATCCTTGTAGTTGTTGACCCATCTTATAACCACCATAAGCACCAAGGGCTGTATTCACAACAAGACTAAGTAAACCTGGACCTTTATCCCATACAGGTTTAGCTGGCATTGCTCCACGTTGTGGTTCAAATCCTATATTTAAATCAGCTTCTCTATTTGATTTCTCTTTTTGTTGTTGTACTTTGGCAAAGAAGTTTTTAGCTGTATCACGTTGTCTATCAATTACAGCATGTCTGCCAGCTATTGCTCTACCATAAGCAGCTAAGCCTGCTCTACCTACACGTCCAGCAGATTTACCTGAACGTTCTAAACTTTTTGCAACTCTAGCATTAGATGCTAATTTAACATAGTCACCTTCAGTTGCTACAAAGGCTCTAGCTACAGAATCATTTAAAACTGCTTGCTGTTCTTGTACAGCTAAGCTAGCTTCAATAGCATTCTCTGCCCATGTATGCTCAGCATCTACTCCCCGTAGGTAATAGTTACCAAGATTAATTGCATGTTCTCGCTCTACTTTAACTTTTTCAGCGTTGTAAAGTAAAGCTCTATTTTTATTTCGTCTGGATGCAGCTTGGTTTTGGGCCATATGTCCTAAGACAGCTTTACCACCACCTATCACTGCAAACGCTGCTGCGGGTCCGCACATTTTGCAAATTCGATAAAGGTTAAATTGTTGGGTCCATATTTAAATTCCCGTAGAAATTTGAACCCTAAGTATCTTAATAATTTAAGATGTACTATGTTGCGCTTATCGACAATGTTCCAAAGAAGCTTCTCTGTTCTACTGTTTAAAACACGTTTAGCTTCTTTGACAAAAGCTATTGGATAATCATGAATGACTGGTGTGCATAACATCCATATCATTCCGTTTGTATGTACTCCACCCATACCGGCAGTCTTGCCGTTAGGGGCTGTGAAATAGACACAGAAGTCCTTTCCAACAGCTTGCGGTAATACAACCATAGGATCATGCCCGTGACCTTCTTTAACCTCTCTCAGATCATCAGGGCGTAGGTTAGAGGCCACCTCAATGGCAGCCTCATGTGTACATGGTTTGGTGGTAAATTTAGACACGTTTATAATATCTATTTGTATAATCTCCTTCCCAACTCATAGAGTATATAGTAGCAGGAGATGGGTGAGTTGATTTTAAACTAAATGTTAAGTTAGTATTTCTTTCATATACTGGTAAAGTATGCGTACGTTCTGTTAACCAAGGGGCAGTGTTAGTTTGATATAAATCTTGATAAGATGATTCAATCAATTCAGTATAGTCATCTTTACCATCACGTTTAATAGTAGTTTCATATACACCACTATCACCTAAACCTATTTTAATACGATGTACAATTAAAGAACTAGTTACATCTACAGCTTCTTTACTTCTAACATATATTTTAGGGAAGGTTACTTCCATATCAAAATTATAACCAATATATAAAGCATGGTTATTTGTATCCCAATCGCCGTTTAATGTAGCTGTAGTATTAGTAACACTTGCTATCTCATAACGACCAAAGTCTTGATTAGTACCATCATTAGGTGTGTCATCTATAACTACAATATCTACACCAGAGTCAAACCCTGTAGGTAATGTAAAGGTAGTCTTACCTGTGGTAGCGTTATAAGTAAAAGCACTTGCAGCTAGTTCAGTATAATTATCCAAATGAATATTATGATCTATAGCTACTGGGTTATTAGCATCAACTATAGTATCTATATTACCAGTAGTATCTGTATCTTTTAAATCAAACTTAATTAAATTATAAGTAGAATCTATAGCATATAAACTATCATCAATGATAGCCATATAATTAATATTCTTTCTAAGTTTCCATTTAAACCAAGCAGATTGTATTCGTTTTTCACCTGAATTAAAATACTTGTAACCATAAATATAAGCTTGACCTTTAACAGCTGCTAAGATAAAATTATTCTCTCTTGATGCTGTTATTAAATTTATATCTTTTGGTAATAGTTCTGGGATAACAACACTTTGTTCTAATACAGTAGGTTCTCTAGATCTTTGTATGTTAACCATCTCAAAGAATCTAGACTTTTTACCTGCATTATCTAAGAAACCAGTTGTAGTACCAAGAGAAACTGGAGGATTTTTTGTGTTATAATTATAAGAAGCTATTGGATCTATCTTAGCAGTTTCTGCATTCAACACTTCAGCTTCAGCTGTCATTAAGAACTGCTGATTCTGACTGAATAATACTAAACCTGCTGGTGTTTCTATACCATCTTGCAGATTAGCAGGATAAGTAGAACTAGCAGATAAATCTATCACATCTTCTGGTGATAAAGTTAAAGCAGTCTTAGCCCAGAAATCCGGTTGTGTTATATTGTCATCACCTGGTTGTGATAGTATAACATTAGTACCACTAAGGAATGCTATTCTATTCCTCCAGAATAAAACCTTATTGATTGTTGAGCCAACAAAACTTGCTTTAGGATTAGTATTTTCATCTCCTACTCCACGTTTCACATAATCTACTTGCTGTACAGTAAAAGTACCATTAGTTTCTCTTACTAACTGTAATGGCATTGTTGCTTTATCATACTCATCTTCAATTAAAGGCTTTGGACATTCGACCCAACTACCAGGCCCATGATTACCAGTATCACCTTGGAATTTTAAATAGTAATCATCATCTTCTATATCACTATTTAAAACTTTAACAATATAACCATTAACACATTGAGTAGGTAATTTACTAACATCATTAATTTCTTTACCAAATACATTCAATAAATCAGAATCTGGTGTTTCAATACTAAATGAATTAGCATCCACATCTCCAGAACCAGTTGGCCTAGTTAAGTATAAACCGTTACCAACTATAGTACTGGTAATCTGTTTCTCAGAGTTACTTTGATAAGCAGAATCAGTACTAGTTGAAATTCTTGCACATTCTGTTTGTAATTGACCTAAGATAGTCTGAGCGTTAACTGCAGTGTCTTGGTCAAAAGCTGTAGGAGCAGGTCTACCAGCTAGTAGATCACCCTTTACCATAGCTGTTGATATCTCTTCAACTTCTACAAAATATGTAGGACTTACATAATTTATATATGTACCACCATCTGGTGGAGTAGTAGCATCAGGAGCTGTTGTACAAATATGTATAAATTTTACATAATCACCTTTAACCCAACCTTCTCCACCATGTAACAAATCTACGTCATAATCATATTTGCATACATAATCTTCACCTTTTGGTTGGTCACTAGCATCATGCCAAGTAGCGGATCTACCTTTAATCGTGAATCTCCACACAAGGTTCTTCCTTGAACCATCTGATATCACATTATTGTTTATATCATAAATAACTACACCAGTATCTGCGGATGTCCATACGTGTGTATCTACATCAATACAAGTACCTTCTGTTCTACCATTACATTTACCATTCTGCTGTGTTTGTCTTGTATGGAATGGTTTACTTGTAGCGTTTGTACTGGATGTAACACCTCTAGAACCATCAGTACCATTCGCCCAAGTTGATGTTCCGTCAGCATCAATTATAGTATGAGATGGATACGTTGTTTTATGTTTTAATCTAGTAACTGTGTCAATTTGTGTGTTAGCACTATTAGTTGTAAACAAATTAAATCCATACTGCCTAGCATTAGCAGTTTGTTTTAATTCCATATAAGCACAGTTATGATTTAATCTATCAGCTGCTTTGTTAGAACTCATTGCAACTGTTTTAGTTTTATTATTAATATATGTATAATCGTTAACAGTTAAAAATTGTAGATCTTCTGTATTGGTATGTGTTAAATAGGTAGTTATTTCACTACTCATTGAATTAACTGTCATCTCATCACCTGCAGATTTACTTAAAGCAGGGATATCTTTAAGACACCATACCTTTACAGCACCAGATGATGGTTCTACTTTACCTATGTACTGTTCAACATCATCTCTATAGTAATGAAAGTAAGTAGCATTAGTTGTTGAAGATAGTGTTTTAATATAAGAACTACCTGGTCTTTTAACTAGACCCTGTGTAACATCAGGTATTACGTTTAACGCATCACTTACCTGACCTGGGTTTTTAAATTGATCTGGTTGTTGTGATATACCAGCTGTATAATTAGGGACGGTTTGTGTGATACTTGTCATTAGCGTGTCAGTGCATCAAAAGGAACATAGGATGTATATCTATCTGAATCCGCAACACCAAAGAATGATGGATCTTCTTGATTGCATTCGTATTCTAAACATGAAGACCTAGCATAAGCTTCTTTCTGTTGTAGTAGCTGTACTAGTTGAGGGTTAGATACTAATTGGATAGCTGCTCTACTAGATGCTGCATATATAACATAACGTTTGAATACTTGTGGTAGATCTGTAAATGGGAATAAGTATGTAATATCTATATTTAATTTATCAGTGAATACATCAGTATGATCCACCTTATCATATAATCTCCCATCACGTACGACAACATTCTGTGATCTATCATTAAAGCCGTTATGAATGTCATACTGTAAAGCATTAGTAGGTAATGTTATATAACCAGAAGGATCTGGAGCAAGGGTGACATGTTCTTCTTTATTGAAAGACCAACCTTCACTTTGTACATCAGTATTAGCTTCCTTCAGGAGGTTATAGATATAAGAGATTTCAGGGTTAGTGAAGTTTAAAGTTGTGATTGGAGACTGACCGATGGCACCCAGTATTGAGTTGACTGCGGATAGTTCGGTATCGAGATCAGTTGTATTAGGGGTAGCCATAGGTATAAATTTTTGTAAAGAAAAAAAAGGGAGGTAGTGATACCCCCCAATTGAATTACCCGAATGCAGCAGGTGCGGTTGCTGTACCAGCGTACAGTTCCACAGCAGCAGCTGGGTTTAGATAGTCGGCGCCCATTGCCAAGCGTCCTAGGATAACATCACCCTGATAAATCACGGAAACGTCACCTGAAGTTACTTGTACTTGAGGTCCGATTGCTTCGACTACACCAGCAGCTTCCTTCTGGAAGATAAGTCCGCAAGTGTTTGCAAACTTAGCAGCTTGGCCATAGTCATTCTGAGTTGTGTCATGCTCATCAGCCATTGCATCACCAACGAATGAACCTGTGTTACCAGGATCAGCTACGCCAGGGTCAGTTGCACCAGCAGTGCCTCCGAGAGAGGTACCGAACTTACCGAAGAACGGAATGTTCATTGACTTGAAGATCCTGATGCCTGCAATTTCAATGAGACCTTGACCGGACTGCAGTGCAGTTCCTTGTTCATCACGGTTGATGAGACCATTAGATCCGATGTTCTGGATTAGTTCGTAGTACTGACGTGGGTTTAGTACAGCAACACGACCGTCAGAAGATACTCCTTTCTCATCTAATACAGCAGCAGCATCATAGAAAGCATTAATCAGAGATGCAGCTACATAAGCGTCAGAAGCCTGAGCGTTTGTACCTACACGAATCTGAGTTCCGCCTGGTTCTACGAAGTTAGTTTTTGTAATTGGACTTGCTTTACGTGCAGCCTTAGCAACTGCGCGGAAGATCTTACGGTCATAGTTTTCGGCTAGTGCATAGCCAATCTTACGTGAGATTTCTCCACGAAGATCATAGTGAGCGAGTGTCTCATCTAGCTCATAGACAAAAGCTGAGGAGATCAATAGATCGTCAACAGTAATTGTCTTCTCAGCTACAGGAGGTGCTCCATCACTGTTACCGAGAATGGAATTTCCTGGGGTATGATATTCACTTTTCGTGCGTCCTGTGTAGATGAACTGCAAAGATTTGCCGTTCTTCAAGGTGCGACGAGTAACTAGATCCCTTGCAATTGTATTGCGTTGGAATCCTTTGAATAACTCACCAGAAAATAGCTTCAAATATAGCGCCCTTCTCGCCGTAGTGGTCGAGGCAGCGCCATTATCAGCACCAGGCGCGGTAAGACTGGCCTGATGTGCGGTTGATTGTTGTGCCATTTAATTGGATAAAGTTTATATTAACGTTCTCAGCTGAAATTTTTTGATCAGTTTTTTGTGGTCTATCCCACCGTCTAGACGGCAAAGGGTATCCGCGTACGGGCCATTGCCAATGAAAGGGAGGTCCTACTCTGAGGTGCCTCCCCTCCTCTCACTCACCTAGAAGAGCTTCTTCTAATGATTGAGGTTCCCTTGGTTCTTCTTTTTCATCTTTCTCTGTATCTTTGATCTCAGGTTCAGGTGAATAAGAAGTCACGAAAGCTGGTTGAGCTGAACTTTGTTGTGACATTAGAATTTATATTTAACACCGACTTTAGTACCCCATGCGGTGTCATCGTCAGAATCCTCTTCTGCTGTTAGCAGTGAGACCTCACCATAAACTCCGAGGGAATCAGTAGCTTGGAAATTACCACCTACTTTACCAGATAGTCGCCAGTCTGAATCTTCGCCTTGTTCGGCTACTACAGCTGGGCCTCCTTGAATATAAAAGGATGATCCATTCTCAGCAGCTTTTTCATAACCTACGTGAACGTCTGTTACAGAACCTGTATACTCCGAGCCCACACGAGCTCCGTTGGATTCTACGTTGGCATAAATCCCGGCTGATGCAGGTGTCGCCAGGGCTGTGGAAGCCAGTACGGCAAGTGCAATTGTTTTCATTGTTAATTAAGTAATTGTTTTGGTATAAGGGATACCGCGATACTTTAGTTGGACTTTCATTAGTCTTCTCCTTAGTAACAACCCCCCGTTCCATGAGTTGTTTTCATGCAAAGCACGTTAGTGCCCCGAACGGACGCAGACCCTGTTGGCTTCTACTGCTTCGACAAGCGAGCCGCCATTGGTTCTGGATAAATTATTTCCATTTTATCTATAAGTTCAAAAATAGAAGTTGACATTAATCTGTAACCTAGTCCAACATAAACCTGTCCTAGTACTACAGCTATAGTCATTATACCCCAGAAGGTATAGTATTTATTTGTTTTTTTGACCTTTCCTTTTGTCATCTTTCTTGGGTGGTCGGCCTTTAGTTGTGCCGTATGTTCCTTTTCCTTTTGGCATTAGAATTGTAAGTTATCGGAACGTTCTAGCTTTGCTATCACATCCTGTCTATAAGCAGGGTCGTTATCATAACGTGGGTCACTCATAGCAGCTACTAACTCAGGCTGGCTACGGAATGTATCACCAGAAGTCCTAGGTGATTTACCACTTAGCATTCTTCCTTCATAACCGTTAGCATCATCATACTGTGCTTTCATACCTTTAACTGCTAATTCAATTGATTTTGCATTCCCCATCTTAACTAAAGAATCGAATGCATCCATTGTTTCTTTCCCTAAGTTATCAGCTCCCCAAGTAATCACATCAGCATAACTCTTTTCTCCACCAATGGAGTTACGGATGGTATTAACTTCACCCTCACTAAGGTCAGTTGCTTCAGTTTGTTGTTCAGGTGCATTCTGCTGAGCTTCTACATAAGCTTGGACTAGATCCTTGCTACTCATCTCAGCAAACTTAGCTAAAGTTTCATTAGATAACTCACCATTCTCAGCATATTCTGCTGATGCATCAGTGATGAGTGTGACTTGTGGACTTGGTTCAGCCTCAGCCTCAGACTCTACAGTCTCTTCAGCTGGTTCATCTTTAGACTCAGCTTCTTGTTCACCAAGTTTCTTTTGTAATTCACCGTAAGCTTTTTCAAGCTCTTCAGCGTTTTTATATTTACCAGCTAACAGTCCTTCCTGTTGAGCTTCTAACTCTTCACCTACTTGCAGATTCTCCTGCTCTTCAGTGGTTAAATTATCACCTACAGTTGTGGTATCTGTAGCTGGATCATAAGTTAATGTTTCTGCCATAGTTATTCAGGTGGTTGTTGTGCTTGACCGGCTGCCTCATTCAACGCATCTAATGCTTCAGGATTCTTACTAGGATCCATTAAAGGAGCACTAGCTAATTGACCTGCTTGATCAGTAAGTGACTGAGCCTGCTGTTGTTGCATCTGTTGTTGCATCTCTTGCTCCATAGTTTCTGGAGACTTAACAAGATTAAGTACGTCGATACCTTGAGCTGCAGCTAGTCTCTTAATAACTTCAGAAGGATCAATGAATTTCATTAACGCTTCTGGTCCAAGAGTTTGTGCAATAGTTGTCATGAAAGCAGTAAGGCTTTCTCTATCTTGACCACGACCAAGTGCATTAACACCTGCTACTATCTGTGGTCTGACTATATTCTTAGGTATCTTAGGTAACTGACCGTTACGTTGTAGTACCATTAAAGTTCTATCTAAATATGGAACTAAGAATTCAACTGTGAGTAAGCTGAATAGCCCGCCCAATTGTTGTTCTAGTTCTAGCTGTGTTAACCGTACTTCTTCTGCAGTAGTACGTTCTGATTGCCTGATGTTGAGTTGAAGGAAAGCTTCTCCGAATCTTTTCTCAATAGCTCCTGCCATATTAGCAGCAGTTGAGAAGTCAGCTGTCTTTCCTACCTGTACAACACCAATGTCTTCAGGACGTCCTTGGATTATAGCACCATTACCAGCTTGAGCTAGAGTCTGTGGTTTAGTAGTTGAAGATGGTGATACAGTAAAGACGACTTTAGCTGCTGCTGAGGAGCCTTCTATCAGTGCCTGAGAGAGTGCATTAAGACTCTTCAGATCACCTAAGAACTCCTCTACTCTACCACGACCGTAGTCTTCTCCATCTACTGAGTTGAATCTAAGAACAAGCCAAGGTGTTGCATTCTTAGGTGCAGTACTTCGGCTGTCTTTGATAATCATATCCTGACACTCTTGATGCCATGCCCAACGACCATTCTCTAGCTTAACATATGTATAGATTTCTACATCATCATCCCCTGATTTACTATCATCAGTAGGATTGTTAGGTTTTTGTTCTGGATAAACTTCTTTATCTAGTAACTCTCTACTTATAAGTTCTTTAGTTACAATCTCTAGTACGTTCCCGTTACCATCTCGATTGATAACAAATCTATTAAGAGGGAAACTCTTTAGACCTTCCTTACTCATAAATAGTAGAGCATTACCACCTACAATGAGGTGCTTTAAGGCTTGATGAATCACAACTCTGTCACTAGAGGCAGCGATGTAATCCATAACAATCCTCTCCATCTTGGAGAAGGATAAGTCTAATTCACTTCTTATTTCAGGTGGTATCTCTTCACCTAACTTATCATCTCTGACTTGTAGTTTGAAGAAACTTGTTTGTGGAGGCAGAAGGGCTAACATTAGCTTTGCTGCTAAAGTAACAACCGCTTTGGCTCCAACTGACTGCCAAGGTGATGGCAGTCTCTTAAAGTTCTGCTTAGTATTTGTATCATCTCTGATTAAATAAGGCAGAGTGAGTTCAGAACATTCAACTGCAGTATCTAGGAATTGATGCCTAGCAGTACTTAGTTTGTTATATTTTTCTCTCGCGTTCATACTGACCCTCCAACTCCACTCTGTGAAGCCTTACCTGGATCAGAAAGCATAGATCTATTCAAAGGTACTATTGATTTCTTAGCTTCTTTTGACGCACCTTCTGCTGTTAACGTATCACGTTTAGTACCATAAGTAACCCTTGCTTTCTCATCATCTCCTCTTAAAGGTTTAGCTTCTGGCTGATCATCAGGAGGTTCAGGAGCTGCTTTAGGTATTGGAGGTGGTGCTATTGGGTCAACCTTTGGTATTTTAGGTGAGAATAAATTGGACAAGCACATAATTAATTGTCTTCTGTAAGTGTTTTAAAATATTTCACAACACTGGCCTGTCCAGCATTATACATGATCTCTTCAGAGGTCATCTTTGGGTGAATAGATTGAGGTGGAAAAGTTTCTTCTAAATGATTTAGTAAATCTAACAGACGGTCTTTGTGAAGTTTAAGCGTACTGAGGGAGGTTTGCATTCGAGTGTTCAAAGAAGGCAGGCATCCTAGCTCTCTTAGTCTCAACTAATTCAGGTGCTTTACCT